AACACAAAAATGCTCTTAATAATGACCCTAATATTCGTGTTTTTATTAGTTCAGATGCTGGTGGCTATGGAGTTGACCTACCATCCGCCAACATGCTTATCAATTATGATTTACCTTGGTCTTCTGGCCTTGCTATTCAGCGTAATGGGCGTATTCGTAGGGCTTCTTCCGCTTGGAAAACTATTGTAATCCAAGACTTCCTAGTTACTAATTCAGTGGAAGTTCGTCAACACGCAGCTCTCCAGCAAAAAAATGCTGTGGCATCTGCGGTTATTGACGGTACCGGAATTAACGAAAGCGGCGGAGTGGACTTGACAATTGGCACACTTCGTGGTTTCCTATTAGATATGTCGGTTTAATATGCCTACATATGAGTATCACTGTGAACACTGTAATAAATCAATTCTATTAATACATGAAATGAATGAACAGCCAAAGCCAGTATGCGAAGATTGCTCAACTCCTTTAAACCGAGTGTTTAAAATAGGAGCAGTTCAGTTTAGAGGCGGGGGCTGGGGAAGAAACTAATGACGTTTGAAGAATGGCTGCAACACGGCCTTACTCAAGGTTGGATTGGACCTAGTGTCTGCCACACTCACGATGGCTTACCTATGAGCGAGGATGAGTACGAAGAGTATGACCGCGGAGACGACCCTTGCGTACATATATTAAGACTTTATGAAAGCCTAGAACACAAGGCTGCCGTAGAAGCAAACCACTCACCAAGCATTTGGCGAGCTACCAATTCCGGCTACGAAATATAAGGAGAAATAATGTTGCCAATTGCTTCTAATGCTTCAGGTTCGCTTTATGCGGTTGATGCAGTCAAGTTCATGAAAGCTTTGCCTTCTAATGCTGTTCAATTGATTTGGACTGATCCGCCTTTTGGAACTAATAATGTTCAGCGTATTGAATCAACTGCTAAACAATACAAGGATTTGACTGTTGATCAGGTTATTGAATTGATGGTTGATGTTGGTAAAGCTGCTTTTGATGCTTTGACTGATACTGGTGTTCTTGCTATTTGTTTAGATTATCGGTCAGTCCATCAGGTTTACTGCGAGATGCTTAAAATTGGTTTTATTCCGCAGAATGAAATTATTTGGACTTTTGGGCTAGGGCGTGGTGCTTCTAAATGGTGGGCGAATAAACATAATACGATTCTGCTTTTCAGTAAAACTTCTAATCCTTTATTTCAAGCAGACTTTGTTCCTTATGTTGAACGCAAATGGCCGAAGAAGGGTTATGAAGGGACTAAGAAGGTTGCTTCAGTTTGGGATATAACTTTGTCTAATACGCATCCTGAGCGTGTTGGTTATCCTAATCAGAAACCTTTGGATTTGATAAAGCCTTTTATTGAAGTGCATACTAAAGCTGGTGATGCTGTTGTTGATCCTTTCGGGGGTTCTGGTTCTACTGCTCATGCAGCTAAGTTACTTGGAAGGCGGTTTGTTACTAATGACGCTAATCCGGTTGCTGTTGATGTGATGTTGAAGCGATTGTTTGATCATGGCAAGAGATAGTTTCAGTTTTACTGTTTTTGGGTTTGAGCCTAGACCGCAAGGCTGAAGTAGAGGCAAACCACGCACCAAGTATCTGGAGAGCAACAAACTCAGGTTATGAAATATAAGGAGAAATAATGGCCAAAGGAAAATCAGCACCAGCACCAGTCACTAAGGCTAGTGATGGCCGTAACAACGGTAAAGCATTTAAGAAGCACCCAAAGATTTTTGACGCAATTAAACGAAAGTTAGTGCGCAAAAAGTAAATAAAAAACCCCCTGCTAAACAGCAGGGGGTTTTTTACTATAAACTATTAAGCTGTAGGAGCCTCTTCTTCTGGGGCGTCTACGTGGTCTGCAAGTTCTGATAGGTCACCAAAATCGCTAAGCTGAGGAGTTTCAGCAGCAGATTCTTCAAGTGCCTTCTTAATCTCAGGGTCATTTGCTGACTGCTTTGCAACAGCTGCGCGGAAACCCTTTTCAATTTCTTCATTAGAAATAGTGGCATCCCAAGCAAGCTGGACACCAAAATAAATGATGATTGATGAGAACACGGTCATAACACCGTTTAGAGCACCCAAGATAGGGCCAATGCCTGATGCAGCACCGGTAGCCATACCTGGAATTGCAGCAAACATAATCACACCAATGGTGCGCTTAATTAGGTTAAAAAGTTGCTTCATTATTTAATCTCCTGTTTGCAGGTAGGGCAAACCTTTGGGTCTGCGTGAACTGGGGCAGCAGCAGGTGCAACAGCAGGCTTAGCAGCCTTCTGCTTTGCAATCTGGCCTTTAATGTATTCGTGAGCGTTGTATACTTTACCGCCAAACACACCTTCTACAGATGTGCTAAGAGTAAAGTGCAAATGACAACCAAAACTCGCTGAGCCGGTGTTACCTGCGTGACCTACTACATCTCCTGACTTCACAACTGTTCCAACCTTAAGTGGCGATGGCTCATTCATGTGGCAGTAACCAAAGTAGTGGTCATTATCTGTTTTTAGTACTACGACGTTGCCGAGTACTGCGCTTTGTGCTAGAGGTCTGTTAAGTACGATTGTTCCATCGTTTACGGCGAGCAAAGGCTCTCCGACTGCGAAACCGTTATAGTCGGTTCCACGGTGACCTGGGGCTTTGTGCCACTGGTCTACTGCGCCAAATAGTGATCCGAGTTTGACCTTCTTTACTGGGAAAATCCAGTTACCCATAGGGATTCCTTTCGAAGGGTTGGAGGGGACATATCTATTGTCCCGTATTTACAGGCATTTTACAGGGGAAAAGAAAAACCCGGGTACCTGCTAATTAGCAAATACCCGGGTTTTTAGCTAAATTATTCAGCTTCTGGAGCGTCTTCCTCAGCTTCTTCAGCCTCTTCAACGTCATCGAAATCTACGAAGTCATCAACTTCTTCAACTTCTACAACATCCAGTTCAGCCTCAAGTTCAGCATCAGTTACTTCTACAGCATCTAGGTTTAGTTCATCCGACATAATGGTATCCTTTGTCTAGGTGGGTGGGGGGACACTTTTATTATGGCTTATTCGTCGCGATTACGCAGCGGGAAAGTAAGAATCCAGATAAGAAGAGTGACACCAATCAACTTACCTACGATATCTCTAGCAGAGCCTTCTAGAAGCACCCAACCAAGGGCTAGACCCAAAAGGGTCCAAGCCTGGTCAAGTAGGTCTCTAAGCAGGGCAACTAGGAATTTTTTTACCTTTTTCATTGTTTTCTCCTATTTGTTCTATTTGAGGATGATGAGCCACCAGAAGCGGTTGCCAGGGCAGCTGTTTGAGCAATTTGCCCAACGACTAGGGTGGTTACTACAAGTGTCTGAGCTTTTTTACGGGCTTTAGGTGAGATATCCGCACCTACGTTACCAATAGCGTTCAATACGTTAGCAATGGCTACAGCAGCTTGACCAACACCAGGAATATTCGCAATACCTGGGTCAACCACAATGTCATCTTGCTCGGCTGCCAAGTAAAGCGCATCCAAAGCTTGCTGGTACTCTGGTGAGCCTTCTGTTGCTGTTTCAAATACAACCAAAGCCGCTTCTTTAAGTTGCGTGGCCTGTTCTGGAGTCAACTGGGTAGGGTCTACTGCCTGTAAATCAACTTGGCCTAAATCAGTAATTACCGCAGGAATATTAGGGTCACCTTGCGGCTCTGGCTGTGGTTCTGGAACAACTGGCGGGACTACGACAGGTGGGTCAGGGACTACCACAGGCGGAACAACTACCGGAGGTTCTGGAATAACTGGCGGCACAACTACAGGTGGGTCAGGTATTACAGGTGGCTGAGGGTCTACCGGCGGGTCAGGAATAACTGGCGGAACTACAACAGGAGGTTCAGTAGGTTGTGGCACAGGGACGACTACTTGGTCAAAGCCTGTGTGAACTACGATTGGGTCAGAGTACTGCGAGTAAACGTGAAGAGTGTCATTGTCAGAACGCACCATAAAAGTAACGTCTGTATCTTCTGGCAAACCACCAATCGTAATATTTTGGTCGGTAGAACTTACCCCCCAACCATCAGCACCTGCGTAAGTCCAAGTTACTGCGTAGTGCTCAATTGGAGTGTCTTCAACAACTGCTCCCCAAACCAAATCAACGTTAGTGCCATCAGCAGTTCCAACTAGACCAACTGGCTGGCTTAGAAAAGGCGGGTTAACAAATACTGGAGCAGAGCCGTCAGTAGTGAAATATTCAGAAGGAACGACATCCCAGTTAGAGCCGTTGTCAGGAGAATACATAAGAGTATCGCTGGCACCACCACCATACTCGTAGAACCAAGCGTCTAGAGCGTAGGTATGACCGCCCTCAATCTTGATGTCTGGATAAACCTGACCCCAGCGACCTTTTAGCACCCAGTCATTAGTAATGATTGGAGTTCCGTCAAGAGATAGCCAGAAACCGTCATCAGCAGGAGCCATAAACGCAAAAGTGCCAGACTTTGGGAAAGTTACAAAACCTGTGTAATGTACCAAAACAAAATCAGGCTGACATCCAGCAACAGCTCCTAAAGCATCAAAGTCGGCATCAATGTTGTCAACGTGAGTCCACGCACCTTCACAAGGGGTGTACGGTTGACGGTCAGGAGTACTTGACCGGTCATAAGTGTAAACCTGGACATTAAGCCCGGATACTGTATCGGCAGACGCTATTGCTGGGAATAGTAGCGGTGTAAAAGCAAGTGGTAGTGTGACGAATAGCGCTGCGAATTTACGCAGACTTCTCATTCTTAGATTCCTCTACATTTTTTAAAGCAACAGTCTGTTGGAAAGCCGCATTGATTTCGTTAAGGGTTAGTTTGCCATCTTCTAGGAAAGCCAAAGCTAGCAATTCTACTACCTTAGCTACAGCCATCACACCACCCATTACGGCACTAAACCAGATAGGAATTTGTATGCCGCTCATAGAGCCTGCGACTGTACCAGCACCAATTACGCCTAGTGCTGAGGCTACAAAAGTTGCGATTACACGCAACAAAACGTTTGCAAAAAGTTTCATAATTTTTTCTAAACTGATAGTTTTTATGGGAGTTTAGGTATAGAAACGCGTGTTTTAAGCAGATAACTGCGCGATTTATTTGACAAATAGGGTCTATTCCATTGTCCCCCATCCAGGTGTGTTTTTTTGGCTAAACCTTGCACACCTCTGTATTTCTATGTTATGGTCTTACCTATAACTTAATAAAGTGTCACTTCGACAATAAACGACCCCAGTACTAAAGCAATGAAAGGTAAGGTCGCTAAATGAAAAAGTACGTAATGATAGCCAGTATTGTATTAGCTCTCGCTGGCTGCGCTGCATCAACAGCTACAGCAACCCCGCTAAAAACTGTTAGTGTAGTTACAAAAGAAATAAAGCAAGTACCTGTAAACCAGCGGTTAATACAAACTGCAAAGGCGCATCAGGACGCTGCAAAAATGAAACAAGTAATCAAGTACCTAAAAACTAGAGTAGATAGAACTGCTTATGTGTTTTCAGGTGCCAGTCCTCGTGGATGGGACTGTTCAGGTCTAGTGCGCTGGACCTACGAACGATTCGGAATCGAACTACCACATTCGGCTGATGCCCAAGGGCATTTAGGTAAAAGAGTATCTACCCCTAAACTAGGGGACATTGTTGTATTTGCTTATAACGGCTCTAAGTCGTTTTACCACGCCGCCATTTACATTGGAAATGGAAAAATAATTAATGCACATCGTGGGGCTCACTCTACGATAATTCAGCCATTAACGGATTACAAGAGCGGACAGATTAGATTTGTCCGAGTAATATCAACTCTATAAAAAAGTAATACAGCCCCGTCACTCGTTTAGGGTGGCGGGGTTTTTATTTTATGTCATACTAGCCGTAGATTTACTAGACCAACCACGTGCAGTGGAAGGAAACACCCGACAAGGTATAGGGTGGTGCTGGGAAACTGGCACCACCCACTTAAAAAGGAGGATGTAGTTGTCCAATTTTCTCCCGTTTCATATGAGAAAAAGCCAGCATTTACATCTTCGCCGTCCTAGAAATCTTTTAAAGAGCCAGCATAAAATGAGCATTTCGCGCCATAAAGTTTATAGCAAGGCTGCTTTACCTAAACAGTAACTACAGTTTTTGATATACTTTACCTAGGCACGCCAATTGGGTGCCGTAAATAAATGCTGTGCTATGGGCAGTAAATGTACCAAGGCACAGTTGTCGTCTAAGGAGACAACATGAAAATAACTGATAATCAATTTCCAGACCCGTGGGACAAGCACGGAGCCCCGTACGGTAAACCGTATCCACCACTTCCAAACCCGCACAGTCCAGAAGATATCTACGAAAAGTGGAAGAAGCCTGTTCCACCTAAAGTCGTTACTATTAATGACTTATTCCCTAGCCTAGACCGCTGGGCAATTGGTTGGTCACCAATTCTAGATGAATTAAAAAGTTTAGCTGCGCTAAAGCCTAGCTATCCTCCTTATGACATCATTGACCAAAAAAACGATTCCACCCTCATCAACGTCGCTGTGGCTGGGTTCACTAAAAAGGACCTTACAATTACAGTCGAAGAAAGGACGTTGAGCATTGAAGGCACAAAAGAAGATAAAGAAGCAGAAGGAACGCTCGTTCACAATGGCATTGCTGGACGCGATTTTAAACTCACCTTTGCCTTGGCTGAGTTTTATGAGGTAGAATCAGCCACCGTTAAAGATGGTATCTTATCGGTCAAACTCATCAAAAATGTACCTGATGAAAAGAAGCCAAAAGTCATTGATATCAAGTAATTATAAGGAGTAAGTAGTGGCTGGTGGCTTCATAAATCCTTACCCAGACCCCATTCCAGACGATTCACATCATAGGGAGAAGTATTCGACTGGTTGGCTTGGCTGGAAAAATGAAAAACGTGGATGTTTATTCCTTGTTTTAGTATTTGTGGCCATTGCTACTTTAATCGCTGCCTTAATACTTGTATAATTAGATAAGAAGACCCCAGAACCGTCCCTGTGTAATCCGTAAGGATAGACCAAACGGCTGGGGTTTTATCTTATTTTGTGCATACATTTTGGTATACTAGGTATATGCCTAATGCACCTAAAACCCCGACACGCACTATTCGCGTATCCGATGAACTCTGGCTAGCCGTCCAAAAAGAGGCCGCTAAGCAGGGAGTTACCGTTACCAGCATCCTCATTGAAGCAATGGAAAAATTTGTTGCAGAAGGACTTGACAAAGTCTCAGAGTAGATGTTAGTTTTGTACAGCTAAGAGTTAGCATCCCCCACGGGGGTTAGACTAAGAGGTACAGAATGCCAATTATCAACGATTCACCAGCTGATAACCTAGACAACCTACGTCAGGAAGTTCAGCAGTATGTAGCACTAAAAGAAGATGTGACTCACATCGAAGAACGCGTAGCAACTTTACGCAAACGAATCTTGGCCACAGTAGAAGAGCTGGGTGAGCCAAATGAAAAAGGAAGCCTAGTTCTTCCAATTAATGACGCAAAATCAAACACAGGTAATGTTGTAAAACAGCGCCGTGTGTCCAAAGTATTTGATGAAGACAAAGCCGATAACTTGCTAAAAGAAAAAGGCTTGTTTGATTCAGTAACTAAAACAATTACAGTACTTGACCAGGATGCTGTCATGGCAGCATACTATGATGGTAAGCTAACAGACGAAGACATCGAGTCTATGTTTCCTGAGAAGGTTTCATGGGCACTAATATTGGAGAAGAACTAATGGCTAGAATCGCTGAACTAGACGCAGAACTACACGAACTACCTGATGAGGCTAAAGATTTTATGCAGGGATTTACGCAAGGCCGTGACGAAGGGATTATCATAGGTCAGGCAGAGGGCGAAATAATGGAGCGAGAACGCATCATTGCTTTGCTAGAAAATCAGCACAACTTTGATGAAATCTTTTTAGACGCAGTAGACAACGTTATTGCACTTATTACAGGAAAGATTGATGGGGAATAATATCCCGACCAAATTGGTTATTATCTCTGTACTAATGATTACGTCATTGGTATACGGATACATTCTCATAAAAAGCGAACAACCTCACAATTGCTGGGACCAGTACACAACTGAGGTTGAAGCAATACAACACTGTGAGGTTCATCCATAATGAGCCAAGTAAATTCTGGGCTTTACTCTAGTGCGACTGATGACTGGGGTACGCCTCAAGCTTTGTTTGACGAGTTAAACTCAGAGTTTAATTTCACCCTGGACGCCTGCGCTAGTGCGCATAATTTTAAAGTAAACATATACTTTAATAAAGAAATTAATGCACTAGCGCAGAGCTGGACAGGCACCGTGTGGATGAACCCACCATACGGCAGAACTATTGGCCAGTGGATGAAAAAAGCCTACGAAGAGTCTCAAAAAGGCGCTACTGTAGTTTGTCTAGTACCTGCTAGAACAGACACAGCTTGGTGGCACGACTATGCTGTAAAAGGCGAAATAAGATTCTTAAGAGGCAGACTAAAATTTGAACAACCAGGATTTGTTAAAAATAACTCAGCACCTTTTCCAAGTGCTATAGTAATTTTTAAAGGAGCAACAAATGAGCGATAAGATAGACGCTATGTTCAGCGACCTTGACGTTTATTACCCAGGTAGTAAGCGTAAGCGAAAAGAGCCTATCGAACAGCCTGTTATTGACACTAGCTGGGAAAATGACTACACTGAAAGAACTTTGCCAAATGGCCGTGTAATCAAAATGTATCTGCTAGGCTCATTAGCAAAAGCTTTGTCCAGACCTACTAAAACTATTAGGTGGTGGACAGAAAGAGGTACACTACCGATGTCGCCTTATCGACTTCCTTCAACATTTGGGAAAAACGGTAAAGAATATGTCGGTCGTAGACTGTATAGTAAAGCAATGATAGACGTGACTGTAGAACTTTTTAAAAAAGCTGGACTTTTTGAAGAAAATCCTATAGAATGGTCTAACCACCGGAATCTTAGTGATAAGATAGCCGAGGCGTGGGAGTCAATCCGCGCAGAAGAAAATAAACCAATAAACAATCAATAAGGAAAACATGCCAATTAACAATGCCCCAGATGCCTCTAGCTACGTTGCAGATGACATCGATGCCCGCCCTACACAGGCCACAGCAACATCCACATCAGTTCAGTCTGGTTGGGATGCAGCTGAGACCCTAACTACCTCAAGTGACTTCCCAACAGAAGTTAAGTTTGAGGAAAACCAGCACCAGGTCTTCAAGTTCCTTGACGAGAATGGCCCGTTTGCTATCTACAAGCAGCACTTCCTAAAGCAGAAGACAAGCGGTAAGCGCTCGTACGTCTGTATCGGTGCTAATTGTCCACTCTGCATCAAGTTGCAGGACCGCCCAGAGAACAAGCGCGCATTTACTGTCGTGTCTTTGAACTCTCCGCTAGGTATCCAGCGTCAGATGCTTATTTCAGGTGCACGTCTATACCAGGCTTTGCACGCAGCCCACTACTCACCACAGGGTCCACTTACAAAGGGATACTGGGCGATTGTGCGCATTGGTAAGGGTCCACAGACCACTTACACCGTAACTCCAATTAAGGAGCGCGACCTAGAGGAAGATTGGAAGCTAGATGCAGATGCTGCAGCTGCTTACGTTTCTTCATCTGAGGTTTATTCACGCAACCTAATCAAGGAACACTCGTTCGAGGAACTCGACGAGATTGCGGATTCACTAATCTAAATCCAATGGCAATAGGCGGGGACTTGACATCCCCGCCTATTACGCTATTGTGGAGATATTATGAATATTATTACTACTGCCAAACAACTTGCCGAGATGGTAGATTACTACCTAACTCAAGATGCCTTTGCCTACGATGTTGAAACTGTTGGCCCACGCCGAGGTATGACTCCTGTAAATGAAGTCTTATGGATTACATTTGCAACTAATGGTCGCTGCGATGTTATCCCTATGGGACACCCGCACGGTGACTTTATTGAAGAAGTTTTCCCACTGACTGGTCAGGGCGAAGTTCGCAAGGAAAAGGGACTTACCCTTAGACCTAGCGACTATAGCCGTGACTCAAAAAAAGCAACCAAGGTATTTGGTCCTGCTCCAGAGCAGCTGTATCCAGCTGAAGTGTTTAAGGCTTTAGAGCCGTTGATGTTTAATGAAAACATCCTTACTATTGGACACAATCTAGTATTTGACCTTACGTCAGTTGCAAAGTACTACGGAGGGCGTGTTCCGGCCGGACCATACTTTGACACTATGATTGCCTCATTTATTTCAGACAACCGCAATAAGAATAAGTGCGGTCTTGCTGACTGCCTTAAGCGTGAGTTTGGTTACGAAATGGAAAAAGGCGTTGGTAAGGAAGTTGAGGTCTATGACTTTAACACCGTTGCTAAATACGCTTACCTAGACTCTAAGTACACATTCTTATTATGGAAGTCACTTGCCCCTAAACTAGAGGCCGCTGACCTTAACCGTGTGTTCGCCTTGGAGATGGACGTGCTACGCGTACTTTGCGATATGAAACTAACTGGCGCAGTAATTGACACCGAGTCACTAGAGCAATTAAAGATTGACCTAGAGGCTAAAGTAGATGAGGCTCGTGGCAACATCTACAAAGCTGCTGGCCGTGAGTTTAACATTAACTCTAATCAGGAAAAGCAAGCTTTGCTATACGGCTCTAAAGAAGAAGGCGGCCGTGGTCTAAAAGCTAAAGTATTGACTACTAAGGGTAATCAAAAAGACAAAGAGGGTTCAGACCTATCTCAGTCAGATTACTCAGTATCTGCCGAGGCACTAGAGCCTTACCGTGACAAAGACCCACTTGTAACTGCCTTATTAGAATATGCCGACTACAATAAGTTGCTATCTACTTATGTAATCCCATATCTAGGTGGCGAGATTGAACGTACAACCTCTGGTAAGACCCGCACAGAGACCAAGGAAAGCCTTTTAATTAATGGCCGACTACACGGTGACTTTGTACAGCACGGGGCTGAGACAGGCCGCTTCTCAAGTCGTAACCCTAACTTGCAAAACGTACCTGCGCCACACACTCCTCACGGTAAAGCTATTCGTAACTTGTTTACAGCTCCACCAGGGCACAAGTTAGTTGTAGCCGACTACTCACAGATCGAGCCACGCGTTATTGCGTCATTCTCAGAAGACCCAATTATGATGGATAATTACCTAGAGGGTAGAGACATCTATACAACCATTGGTGACACGATGGGTGTAGACCGTAAGGCAGGTAAGGTGCTTGTGCTTGCTATGGCTTACGGCGTTGGTCCAGATAAGATTGCTAGCCAGATTGGTTGTACCAAGACTGAAGCTAAAGATTTGCTAGACCGATTTGCTAAAGAGTTTCCAGCAATATCTACTTATCGTTCAAAGGTAATTTCAGCCACGCGTGCAGGTAAACCAGTTGCTCATATTAAAACTATTACAGGCCGTCGTCGCTATCTTCCAGAGATTATGTCTAGAGATAACGGTGCTCGTGCAGGTGCTGAGCGTCAGGCATTTAACACAAAGATTCAGGGAAGTGCTGCAGATATTATTAAGATTGCCATGGTTCGTGCTTGGAATATGATTCCAAAAGAAGCTAGAATTATACTTACTGTTCACGATGAACTGGTGCTAACTACTCCAGCGGAACTGGCAGAAGAAACAGCAGAAAAACTGCGCGAGGCTATGGAGGATATACAAGTGCTAAAGGTACCATTAATCGCAGACATCAAGATTGTAGATAAATGGGGTGAGGCAAAGTGACCTGGCCTATTAGTCATAATGATGATGACGGACCTTACGAGGTTAGTAAAATTCCAGTTACTACTTTATTTCGCTGGTTTTTATACGACATAAGTAGTGAAGATGCTCCCGATTACGCTCATATTTTTGGGCTAACTCCGGTAAGTGAAGAAGGTCATCTTAAAGAACAGAATGATTCAGATTCCAGAGTAGAAGAGATTGCTGATTTAACTCCACTATTGACTTTTTATGCTACAGCTACTGCTGAATTTGCTTTTAACTTGCACCGTCTTAAAATGAATAAAATTGACGGCATCACTAATGATATGATTGATGCTTCAGAAGAGGCATTTAAAGAGTTCTATTATCACATGGTATTTGCAGGACTTTTAGGGTCATTCTCAGCCATGCGAGAATTAGATATAATTAAATTAAACAGCACTCATACAAGTATCGAAGAAGGAGAATTATGAGTAATTGGTGGGCAGATAAACTAGGTACGCCTAGGCAACCACAGCCAAGATTACCGGAACAACAGGTACCGGTAGTTAATCCAGGAATAACTCCACAGTACCCTGGGTACACACCTAGTCAGGGTTACCCACCGGTTACCCAGCAGCCTCCTTATAATCCAGAATTAGTTGGTAGATTGTTACCTGCTAGTGCTACGAACCCAGGTCGTTGTCCTAATTGTTCTAGTGGCAACTACGGAAAGATGACGCCAGAAACAGCTCCGCGTTGCTATGATTGTGGTTACCCAATTCAGCAGTCAGGTTCAGGTATGCCGGGAGTAAGAATTCCAAACAGCGGTAATACTGAAGCCACTAAGCAGGTAAGTACTGCAAATAACTTTAACCCAAACACAATCATTGATAGGATTGGCTAATGTCATTAGAAAAAGTTTTAGCGCAAATAAATAAAAAGTATGGCGAAAATACTGTCGTACTTGCATCAAAAGTAGCTGCACCGACTCGTTTTCCATCAGGGTCATTATCGCTAGATATGATTTTGGGTGGCGGCTGGCCAACTAACCAGTGGCACGAAATTATCGGTGAGGCCAGCAATGGTAAAACCGCTTTGGCACTTAAAACTATTGCCGCTAATCAAAAGCGTGACCCTAACTTTACTACTATTTGGATTGCTGCTGAGCAATGGGTACCAGAGTACGCAGAGATGTGTGGCGTAGACCCTACACGCGTTCACGTGTTTACTAGCAACGTCATGGAAACAGCCCTTACAGCCGTTCTAGAGTTTATTGAAACCAAAGAAGTAGACTGTGTGGTTATTGACTCACTTCCAGCCCTTGTACCATCAGCCGAGGATGCCAAAGAAATGGAAGAGTTTACAGTTGGCCGCGGAGCTATGCTTATGGGTAAGTTTTTCCGCAAAATGGAAAAGGCCGGTAAGCGTGACTTACTAGGCGGCGAACGCCCTTTCATCGGACTAATCATTAACCAGTTCCGCATGAAGATTGGCGTTATGTACGGTGACCCTCGCACTACCCCAGGTGGCGAGGCTAAAAACTATTTCTTCTTTACTCGTATCGACGTTAAGCGTGACGAGTGGATTGAGATTGGCACTGGTCAGGATAAGCGCAAGGTTGGTCAGACTATCAAGTTCCAGACTAGAAAGAACAAGTCAGCCCCTCCGGGACAAACTGCTTTTGTGGACTTTTACTTTGATGACGGTTCTGGTATTGACAAGGGCGAATACGACTTCGCTAAAGAAATTGTGTCCCTAGCAATCATCAATAAGATTGTTACACGTGCTGGTGCGTACTACCGCTACTCAGAACGTCAGTGGCAAGGTGCAGATGCGTTGCTTAACTCAATTCGTGAAGAAGTAGACTTGCAAGAACAACTAACTAAAGACGTGATGGGTACTTTGAAGATTGGCTAAATCCGAAGGACAGAAGCAATCATTAAAACACGAAAAGCGTCTTGCTAAAATCGTCGGAGGTCAACGTAATGTTGCCTCCGGCGCTTTTTGGTTTCGTAAAGGTGACGTAAGGTCCCAGGACCTCTTGATTGAGCATAAGTGGACCGGTAAAAAGTCATTTACCTTAAAGTCTGATGTCCTAGAGAAGATAACTACCGAGGCTCTTTTGGACAGTCGTACGCCCGTTTTGGGCATAAGTCTAAACGACGTTAATTATGTAGTCATGGATGAAAATGACTTTTTGACAATGCGCGAATTTCTGTTACAATGTATAGAGGAGCACACGGAAGAGAAGTAGCTTACTATTAGGAGATTACTTGTCTAACCCATTTATAAATCTATTCACAGAACCAGACCCTTGGGAATACCAAGCTAAATGCGGTGAGCGAATTTATGATGAAAACACAAAAGAATATGTGTCAGTCTATGACCCGGACCTTTGGTTCCCGCCTCGTGATAAGGCGCTTTACAAACCAATAGCTGATAAAGCTAAATCAATTTGCTTTGGCCGTGACGGCAGGCCTGAGTGCCCAGTTAGACTACAATGTCTAATGGCCGCGGATAAACGTGACGAAGTTCATGGCATCATGGGTGGCATGAGTCACCGTGAAAGAAACGCTTTAAAACGCAAAGCCAAGAAACAAAAAACAACTTTAGAAGAACTTGCTAAAAAAGCTAGTAGACAATCTTAGGAATGTGTGTTATGTTCTTCCTTGGAGGATATAAAACATGCCAGAGAAAAAACTAAAAAAGATACCGGCCGGTGCATTGAAAAACTTTGTAGATGCCGGTAAATCAACAACCCGTGTGATTAGCAAGGTAGAGCGCTTTGTATTGTCACAACCAATAGATAACTCCAGATCGTTTAACGGTCTGCATCCATCAGCTATGGTAAGCCCGTATTGGTGCCACAGAGCATCGTACTTTCACTTAAAAGGTAATCACCCTGCACCAGAAGCACGTCAGTTTAAGCGTGAACTTATTTTTGCACAAGGCCACGGCATTCACGCCACTTGGCAAAACTGGTTCCGAGACATGGGCAAACTATACGGAGTGTGGGAATGTAAAAGTTGCGGTGACAAAATTTGGGCAACTAGCCCAGAAGGCTGCGATATGTGCAGCACACAAGGTACGATGAAATATAAAGAAGTACCTGTAGAACACGATGCCTTAATGATTACCGGCCATTCAGATGGTTGGCTAAAAGGATTTGGCGATGACCTAATGCTTGAGATTAAATCAGTAGGTGCCGGTACGTTTATGTGGTATGACAGGTCTAACTGGTTTGCATCAAACCAAGATTTTGCTGAGGCATGGAAAAACCTTAAGTCACCATTTGAATCACACGTTGCCCAGGTTCAGCTGTACATGAAAGTGCTAGAGTTATCGGGCCGTACAGATGTACCACAAGAGGCTGTACTTATTTATGAGGCAAAGCCTACACAGGATGTTAAAGAGTTTATTGTTCGTAAAGATGATTGGGCAATTCAACCAATCATTGACGGCGCACAACTTGTGGTAGACTCACTAGGTAAGAATGTTGCTCCAGACTGTAATGTCGGTGGGGCGCTAAAGTGCAAGCAATGCGGAGGGTTCAATGAGTAAGACAACTTTAATCACAAACGACACTAGCAAGTACATCTTGGATATGCTTGATGAGCAAGGTCTATCAGTAGACCGTGAAACATCTATGCCAAGGCCACAGCTTCCTGCTGATATTACAGAGCTAGATGATGAAGACCTAATGCGTTTGTACACCCATTTGTCGGCGTATAGCGAGTTCTTAGGCACCCAGCTAGCCTGTGCAATCATTGACGAAAAAGACGCAGAGCGCAACAGAGATTACGCTGAGTCAGAGGCAATGTTACGTCACCAGACAAACAATGCCAAGACCACAGTGACTATTATCAAGGCCCTAGTTGATGGCGACCCTACGCTTGGTGAAGTGCGTCAGGAGGCCCTGGTTAAGTATTCATACCGCAAGATGCTAGAGACTATGGTAAATAATTATGAGCGCAGTACTGCTGTATGTAGCCGTGAACTGACTCGTAGAACATCAGGCGATAACTTTAAGACCAGAAGTCGTAAGTTCACTGCGTAATGGCTAAAGATAAAATATTCGGCCCAGGGCTAAGTCTAAACGTAGATAATATTTCTATCGGCATAGACCAGTCCTACTCTGGGTTTGGCATAACTATATTAAATACTTATAACCCAGAAGAATATTCCACCTTAGTTTTTAAAGCAGAACAGTCGCACATTGACAGATTAGTTTGGGTGCGCGAAAGACTAAGAAAGCTGCTTGCATTATCAGGCGGATTTAAGTCAGTAACAGTAGCCATGGAAGGTTACGCATTTGGCACGACAATGGCCCATATGCTAGGCGAACTTGGTGCCATAGTAAAACTAACCTGTTATGAAGAACTGGATAAGTTTGAGGGCAAATACCCATACATCATTCCGCCGACTACTTTAAAGAAATACATTACTGGTAAAGGCACTGGAGTACAGAAAAATCAAATATTGCTAAACGTATACAAGAAGTGGGGCGTAGAGTTTAATGACGATAACGCTGCAGATTCCTATGCCTTAGCTATGCTGGCTGCCGGTAAAGGTGAACTAGCCTATGAGAAAGAAATACTTGAAAAAATTAAGGGCCCTAATTTCAGGGAAAAACCGTAATGTGGAATGCCTTTAACCGAGAGATAAAGAGGCATTCATTTGCTATAAAAATGTTTGCGTATTTAATAGCACGAAGTTACTTGACTATACATAAACAAAACATTAGAATAAACGAATTAGAAAATCAATTAAAAAGATTTAAAGGATTAAGATGATAGAGTTATTAGCAATGATATTTGTATTTACATTCCTAGTAGCTCTAGGGGTGTTAATACTAACCGCGTTGTTTGTTTTTATTGGTACAATTTCCGGCTTGGATATTGACGCATTTCACGACGATGAAGAGTAATAATTTATCAGGCACAACTTACACCGGATGGTGTATAACTGGGCATCACATTAATTGCCCAAAAGTAGTAAAGTTATCAATGGGTACATTACAAGAAAAAGTGTGTGGCTGTGATTGTCACGCAGAACAAGGAGAATAACATGTCATTTACACCAGGCGACCCAGGGGATTTTAACTCCCTGTCAGAGGCAGCAAAAGAATTTATCCGTAAAGCTGGGCCTACAACAGAAGAACTAAAGCAACAGATTATTCAGGATAATTTTGAGGCAGCACTATCTACTAAGTTCCTAGAGGCCGAGGAACTGCTGGTCAAGAAGCACAAAGACTACGGACCAAAGAACATCAGTGAAAGCCCTGGCGGACCGTTGAACGGCCTTAGAGTACGTATGCATGACAAGCTGGCCAGAATCAACCATTTGTACGACAGCGGCGCTACCCCTGAAAACGAGAGCCTACGCGACAGTTTTATAGATATGGCTAATTATTCCATTATTGCCCTTATGGTCCTTGACGGCGACTGGGATAACCGCGATATTGGCACCGTGCCGGATATCAGAGAAAAATTGGATTGGGCCTAAATTCAGCCTATTTTACCTTTATAGTAGTAACTACGGGAGTACTAACTACAACCAGAGGTAATAATGTCCGAATCACCAGATGATAATGTGTTGCGCGTAAGCGCATCCAGCAACCCGCAGTCAGTTGCGTCTGCAATTGCCCATGCTATTTACGAAAAGGGTACCTGTAGAATCCGCGCCGTAGGTGCAGGTCCAGTTAACCAGGCCGTAAAAGCCATTGCAATTGCTAGTGGATACACCGCCCCACGAGGAATCAGCCTAGTATGTATACCAGGTTTCCAGTCTGTGGAGATTAATGGCGAAAGCATCAGCGCAATCGTATTTAAAGTAAATTCAGTTAATTAAGCATATTTGGCTAATTCACTGTATCGTTATAGTATCAACCATCTTAGGCCAAAGAGGTAAAATCCATGGAACAACCAAACAGCAAATTCCCAACTATGGGAACTAGTGCGTCTAACGGCGTTAAGAACGCTTCAGGCAAGCCACTAAAGGGCAAGCTAGTAAAGCGTAAGAACACCGCAGCTGGCGATTTGTCAGGTAAGAAGGGTGGACATGTTATGAAGCAGTCTACCTCAAAGCGTGCGTACGGCATCACCACAACGATGCCTTCATACGTGGACCCACAAATTGGTCCTACTCAGGGTAACGGTCGCATCTTCAAGTCTGCAACGAACCGTACCACTCCTAACTTTACCGATGGTATGTCAGACCACAACTAAAGTTAGCCACAAAAAGCCCGCCGAAAGGCGGGTTTTTTTTATACCTTGACAAAGTAAGCATTATCGGCAATAATCATGGTGTACCGCGACAACATGTGGTACAGTACTAATGAACATTAACCGAGAGAAGGAATATGTTACTAGACGAACTAAAAATATTGGCCAGTAAAGCAGCTGTGGATGGCTGCGTAGTAGGCGTTTGGATAAAAAATCAAGACGCTGAGTTCCAGGAAGTATTTGGAATACTAAAGGACCGACCAAACCTAAACCTAACTGAAACGTTAGCCTTAATTAAAAAGTATCATCCAGAAATTCCATTTAAACGTACGTCATTTACATCCCATATGAGAGGAACATGCACTTGTCCGACAGCTTAGCTCAAGAATTAGCAAAACTTTTAAAAGAAGACCCAATAAAGCCATTCCCAATTATGCAGGCACAGAAGATGACAATTAAGCCATCAACTATTGTCAAGCCTAAAAAGGGAAAAAACGATTGGAAACTGGCCGCCTTGTTGCCAGACACACAGATTGGATACCGTGTATATGAAGACGGTACAGTAATTGAATTCCATTCTGAGAAAGCAATTGACATTGCACTACAGATACTAAATTACGCGCACCAGCAGTTTGGCGTGGATACTGTGGTAAACCTAGGAGATACCCTAGACCTACCTGCACAGAGCCGTCACCACCAGGAGATTGCGTTTCAGAACTCAACTAACCTAGCTATCCAGCGTGGTTATGAATATCTGGCTGCCCAGCGTGCCACCGTGCCAGACGCGGAAATCGTATTCCTAGAAGGTAACCACGATTGCCGTATATATAAGTATTTGGCAGAGAACGCTCCAGCCGTATCAAATATGCGTCAGGCAGGGACTACCCCAAGTGATTGGCCAGTAAACAGCCTGCCACACCTATTGCGTATGGATGAGCTCGGAATTAAGTACGCCAGCGGATATCCAGCGGGCGAGTACTGGTTGAACGAAAACTTACGTTGCATCCACGGCGATCGAGTTAATTCAAGCGGCAGCACAGCTATGAAGTATATTAATTCAAATCACCACGTTTCCGTAATTTATGGGCATATTCACCGAATTGAAATGCTGTATCACACTAACCACACAAGCACCGGTCCAGGTAGAAATGCTGCATTTAGCCCTGGATGTCTATGCCGTGTAGATGGTTCGGTACCTAGCGTCAAGGGCGGAATTACTCCAAATGAAAAGCCAGTTAAATACTGGGAGAACTGGCAGCAGGGCGTTGGATTTGCTTGGTACAAAGACACAGGCGAATTTACCCTATTATCAGTGCCAATCCTAGATGACTGGGCAGTATTTATGGGCCAAGAGTTTAGAACTAAATTAGCCTAATAAGCGTATAAACTTGTCGTATGGCCTCAGCACATCAAAATACCCAAAGCCTAGGCGCTGGCGGTTTATACGGAACTTACACTAATTATGGTGGCGGTGGCGTTGCTGTTGCACGTTCAGAACTTGATTACCTGCGCATGGGTGTGGGTCGTGAACCGTCTGCAGAATATCCTGACGGTTATTTAGGAACAATTAGAACTCGCCGCGATGACCGTGGACGCCCTAATAGCGTATCTGAGCAGGTCTTAAATGGCCTAAAAGTACGCCAAACGCAACGTGGATATCAGCGCGGCGTTCATCGCGGCGAGCGTATTGACCCAGGTGACTATTATTTAGCACCTGAATTTGCTGTAGATAGAGGAATTAAACGACAAATGGTAGCAGCTCGTAAAGGCGTACCAACCCCTCGTTTTGCACCTGCTTTCTCACTAGCACCGGCCCCTCACCTAGTAAATGACGGTAAGGCAAATACTCGTTCTAGCGCACCGCTAGAGATGAACAACGTCCGCAAGTCACAGCTACGCGGCCTATCACCACAGTGGAGATAAATTGCCTAATACCCCAAATGGTAAATATGGATTTAGGGCGTGGGATAAGCCAGTAGGCGTACCTCCACAGGCCGCCATGCCTCCGCAGGAATATATTGGCCCATTTGCTAGCAATAACGAACGTATGCTTAGCCAGGCCCTAAAAGTAGGTAACTTGACATCTGCTGAAATCCAAGAGTATGTTCGTCCGCCAATGCCTCAAATCCAGTTATTCCCTAATAAATTTGGTTACGAAACCTCAGAATATGGCATTAAAGATATAGTAGAACTATCTGGTCGCGTTCAACAGCGCACCGATTACTCACAGCAGCCTACTACAACAGAATCAACTAGCAGAAATGCGTTAGGAAATACCTAATATGGATTTAAGAATGATTGACCCAAATGGTGAGGGTACAGCATTTCCTGCACCATACCCAGCAGACATGGGTCGTACACAGTATAATGGGGATAAAGGTTGTACAAGCTGCGGCCTGATTTTAAACCCAGTTCAAGCCCTTAATTCGGATATCTGCCCGTCCTGTTCAAGACGTGAAGCAGTAAAACGTTTTAAAAATAAGATGGTCTAAGGAGACACATTATGGCAAACACGCCAAAACCTACTCGTAAAGTAATAAAGTCGGTTGTAGCTAGAAACGCTGATAAGCCGCGTAGTAGCAAAGGTAAGCCGTTGTTGAACCCATCTGATAACATGAAGACGCCTAAAGCAACATCAGAGTATGGTAAAGTTTGGGCCGATGATAAGGCCTGGAAAAAGACCTTTTCTGCTTTAGACAAAAAACAACCGGGAAACCCTAAAAGAACCGGCCCAGTTTCTTCAAAAGTACGCTCAAATAAAGGTAAATAATCATGGCAGTAAAGAAAAACTTAAATAATCCGATGGGTAAAAAATCTAATGCAGATGGTATTAAAAAAACAACTTCTACTAAAGAACCCGCTAAACTTGGTGGTCGTTCCTATAGAGTGGACCAACATGATGAATCATTGCGCAATAAGACTACTGTTGGCCCTAACACAAAGCGTTTTGAAGTAGGTACCGTAGCGCCTGCAAATAAGTCCGTCCGTTCCGTAAAAACAGACATTAGAAAAAATGGTGCACCTAGCTCGCCAACTAGTATAGGAAATAAAAAAGGTACAAAATTAGCACAAAATAAATTTAAAAGAAATCTTAAGAAAGGCAAATAACCATGGCAGTTAACGAATCACGTTCATTGAACCAGAGCCTAGAGAACGGCGCAACTGACGGTAAATACCGTAAGCGTCGCCCAAACACCGAAGTTATCCCTGGCCAAGGTGACCAGACTGTAGTAAAGAACCGTGCGGGTTTACACCCATACATGAACTACGGTTTCATTAACAGCGAAGACCCAAACAAAGTAAATCCAGGAAAGTAAGTAAAATGGCATTATTTAAAAATAGAAAAACAAATAAGCTAGAAGACCTAAACGGTTCATACGGAGCATACAAGGCCGCAGACGCTAGCCCTGGTCATCGCTTAAACCCAAACCTATCAGGCAAAGAGCAGATGAACAATGGTACTCGTGTTCCTGGCCGCCCAAACACTGCGGCTGACAATGGTACTCTTGTTCCTGGAGTAAACCGCCCAAACACTTCGGCTGATTATAAAGCTAAGCAAGGCACCCTTGCTAGAGTGCAAAGCGCTAAAGTCCCGGGAGTAAAGAAGCCAGGAATGTAATCATGGGTCTATTTAGAGACCGCAGGAGTAAAGGTAAAGTAGTAGAAATAGCCGATACACAAAAACCAGCTTCGAGTGATACGCCTGCGCCTCCGTACAGTTCAAAGCATCCAGTACGTTCTCACAAACAAAATTTAGAAGTATCAAGAAGACCTAGAGAATTAAGAACATCTAACATAAATAAAGAATAATATGATAGGCTAATCACCTATCTACTAGGAGCACTACATGGCTAAAGAAGAACAAGAACCGTATTTCCGTTTACTTGTATGTAAGACCTGTCGTACCATTGACGAGCTTCCTCCTGCCGAGGAAGACCCAGGCGATACCCTTTTAACTATCACAGCAGAACGCCACGGCGAACTGCACTATGGCCGTTTGTGGAACGTTCCAAAGGCTATTTGGATGACCCCAGCCCTTAAAGAAGATGTTGTAAAGCAACTATCTGGTGGCGAGGGCGAAGGACTAGGTCTGCCTTTCTACAATACCCGTATGCAGTTTGCGGAAGACGCTATGTCGTGTTATAGTTTACACCTACGCCCAAAGGGTCAATGCGCTGATTACAAGTCAGACAAAAAGAAACTTTCGGCGGGTACCGAGCAAATGCGTAGAGCCGAAAAACTAGACGCATACTCAGGTCCAACTATTTACCTGTGCGATTTCTGCCCAGTTAAATCGTTTAATATGGTTAAACATCACGACAAGACTATTAAGTAAAGGAATAACAGATGGCACTCGGAGAACAAAACGAAACCACTACACCAGAGGACGAGAAGACCCCTAGATTTGAGACTGGGTTTATTGTCTTAAAAGGCGAAAGCGGAGCTTGGCACGTACTGACAGACCTATCAGCCAAGATTGACATTGACCGTGAAGTCAGCGTTAATGAGGTAAGAGCCGCTACTACCGAAATTACCTATTCAATTGGTCAGCAGCAGCTAGCCGCCTTGGTAATTTCAGCCCTTTCACCACAACCTTCGGATATCAACCTAGAAGGCCAAACTGAGGGTACAATAAAAGAGTAAACCCCTTGGTTAGGAGCCCATCATGTTCGCAGAAATGTCCTGTAAGTGCGGTTCAACCCTGCAACTTGATGGGCTCAATGACACCTTCACTGAGTTTACAACTATTAGATTTCTAGAGGCCCATGTTGGCTGTGGATTTGTAACCCCAGTTAAAAAAGATGAGCCAGATAAGACCACTAAACGAGATGTTGATTTTAAGCGCATCGTGTTTAAGGATGACGACGAGGATTAAATGTTAGAACCAGCAGAGACATCATACTTTAGTAAGCCTTCTGTTGGACTAGACCCACGGTTATTCAGAGATGGAAACCTACAAGGTTCGGTTCGTTCAGCTATTCTGCAATTACTATTTAATCATTTAAACGGCCTTTACACAGGAGCAGAGTCCTGGTCCCACGTTTGGCTAGCCGGATCGGGTGTTTCGTATCAGTGGGCCGCACACCGCGACCCAGGCGATTTAGATTGCTTAATCGGAATTGATTACCCTAAATTTAGGCAATCAAATCTTAGATTTATGGGGTTAAGCGACCAAGAAATAGCCTCAATGCTTAACGAAGAGTTCCGCGAGAAGCTGCACCCTATTACTGATAGGTTCCTCGGCTCGTTTGAACTAACCTTTTATGTAAATGTTCGTAGCAACATTGTAGATATTAAACCTTACGCCGCCTATTCAGTTACCGATGATAACTGGACTGTTACCCCAAGTATGGAAACCGTTGAGGCTAACCCAGCTTGGCTAAATGCTATTGAGAACGACAGACTAATGGCAATTGATATATTGTCAAAATACGTATCCGCTAAGAACAAGTACGAGCAGGCTAGCAACGAAGCAGTTAAAGCAAACGCCCGTTCAGAAATGCGTATGGCTATGTCACAGGGTATAGCATTATATGAGAGCGTACATTCAGAGCGCTCAAACGCCTTTAGCCCATCAGGTGAAGGTTATTCAGATTTTGCTAACTACCGTTGGCAAGCAGGTAAGCAATCAGGAGTTATCCAGTCCCTTCGTAGTCTAAAAGAAGAGATGGACGCCGAAGACGAAGCACTAAATAAATCAAAATACGGAGTAGATTTGCCAGACGCGAATACCCTAATTCGCCGCGCTGCAACTCGTCACCAATACTAGAAAGACTTAATCGTGGCAATTGTAATGTTCCTTGACGGAGTATTGCGTTCTGATACTAAGACGCCAATATATGAGGGTGTTTCCCTATATAAAGCCCTAAATGTTAATGGGCTAGTTACCCTTGCCTGCGAAGACCAGGAAGAAGCCCAGCGTTGGTGCAAAGAGCACAAACTAAATGACGTTGATGGGTTTATTTCTAATAAAAGCGTTGGCGAATACCCAGATAAAGACTTCCTCAAAATACAGCACCAGCAGGCTTCAGGGCCCTTGCACATGGTTGTCACAGCAGATATGGATTTGGCTGTTAAATGCCTTGAGCACGGCATTAAAACCCTTTTATGGCTACATCCTGTCTATTTAAATGCTAAATTCAGACCAGACGGCAGAGATGGGCGCAAGAGTTGGGATGCTGTAGTTAGTGAACTAGACAGACAAGTACAACTTAAGTTAGAGGATGACCGTCTATGAGAATAGTATATTTGGGTGGCGAAGTACCTAGTAATAGGACTATCCTAGACCACGGCGGAGCTAAGCGAGTTGGCGTTAGTTACTGGGGCATTGTAAAGCGTGGATTGCCAAAGACTAAAGAGTATTTGCTAGAAAACTACTTTAAAGATGATGTTGAGATATATGTACATCCAGGCATCCCAGCTGTAGCAGAGCTAACTGAGCAGGAGTTATTTGATTTTTGCGCCGATTATGAAGAGTTTATTCATAATAACCTAAAAAGAATTACCCTTTTTACAGAGGTAGTCCATCCATCGCTTCCAGATGACTTTATAGCCCAGCAGAGGGCCTCTGCGTGGCACGAAATAGATGAGGCCAAGTTTGGTGTCATCTACCGGTCAGGGAACCTTGAGAGCCTTGCTACAAGGTATTTAAATATATTTATACACGGAGATATTGCCGAACCACTATTACCTATGCTTCGTAAGTTTACCTCGCAGCACGGGACCAGCTTCCACTTGCTTAACTCTATCAAGCCTGATATGTTCCGTAATTCACCGTTTGAGACAACCAGCACTTTGGCGTGGCTATCTCCTATGATGAGGGGCGAAACTATTGTCTGGTATGGTAACCAACTACACCGTTACCCAAAGCGTATGAAAGAGCAGGCTAGGTCTAGATACAAGGCTGCCTACGAAGCCGCTAACCTAAACTTTGATAAGATACTGGCAGATGACGCTGTGGAAATATCTAAATTAGCAATTTGGTCATACAATCAATTAGAAGAATGGGCACTAAAAACAGGTGCAGGGCTAGTAACTAGCGCCAGTGCTTCGTCACCCGGTGATTTATCGGAAACACCCTCCTCTGATGTTACTGGTGGGGGGTCTGAACAAGGGAAACTTGTGACAAGAAATCCCGCTGAAATTCGTACTTTACCTGTGCTTGGTGTTGAAGTTTCACGAGTAATTGAGCAAGACGAAACTGGGCGCGATATCATTAAAGAAGTGCCTGTGCTTCGCTCTAACAGCACTAGCCTACGTCAGTGTAATACCTGTTTCGTTAAAGACAATTGCCCAGCGTTTAAGGTTGATAACCCTTGTGCGTTTAACCTACCAGTTGAGGTAAAGACCAAGGAACAACTTAAGGGCTTAATTAACTCACTCCTGGAAATACAAGGGCAACGAGTGGCATTTGCTAAATTTGCCGAGGATTTAAATGGCGGATATCCTGACCCAAACACAGGTTTAGAGATGGATAGGTTCTTTAAAATGCTTAAAACAATTAAAGAATTAGACGAGTCAAAAGAGGTTATGCGGGTCACGATGGAACGCGGAAGCTCGGCTGGAGTGCTGTCTAGTTTATTCGGTGAGAGGGCTCAAAAACTAACCGAATTACCTAATAATGGGCTTAATGAAGAACAGACAAACGAAGTAATTAAGAAAATTACAGACGTTTAGGCTAGTTACTAGCCCACCCTATTTTGGCTGATTTAGGCATAGTCTGAAATCTGCTCAAAATAACACACCCAATCTCAAATTTCTACTCAATCCCGATGAGAGATAATCTATACTAGAACATCTAACCCCCCATAAAAGAATAGGAAATGCTATGCCATTATCATTTAAATTAACATCCGACTTTGTAGAAAGTTACAAGACCAAACCAGTTCCTTGGGGGTTTAAAGATGTCGCTGGTAACTCTGTCGGAGAGATTACCTTTCTAAGAACTTACTCCCGCCTAAAGGCTGACGGAACTAAGGAAACTTGGCTAGATGTATGTGAGCGTGTTATTAACGGTATGTACTCACTACAGAAAGACCACTGTAAGACTAACCGACTACCTTGGAACGACGCTAAGGCACAGGCTTCTGCTAAGGAAGCATTTGACCGCTTGTTTAACCTGAAGTGGACTCCGCCTGGCCGAGGCCTGTGGGTAATGGGTACCCCGTTGGTAAATGAGCAAAAGAATAGCGCGGCTTTACAGAATTGCGCATTTGTTTCTACTAATGAAATGTCTAAAAACAATCCTGCTAAGCCATTTGCGTTCCTTATGGAAGCCTCGATGCTGGGTGTAGGTGTAGGTTTTGACGACAAGGGCGCTGATAAAGGTTTTGATATTTATGAGCCAAAAGGCGAACAAGTGTACGAAATCCCTGACACACGCGAAGGATGGATGGAAAGTACATCTATGCTAATAAATGCTTATTTAAAGCCAGACCAGACAAACTGGGTATTTAATTACGATAATATCCGTCCATATGGCGCACCTATCTCTACCTTCGGAGGAACTGCGGCGGGCCCTGCGCCACTTGTGAAGCTCCACGAACAAATTAAAAAACTCTTTAATGGCAGGGCTGGAAATAAGGTAACCCGAATTGATATTGCCGATATAGGAAATATGATTGGTGTCTGCGTCGTTTCCGGAAACGTACGCCGTTCTGCTGAGCTGTTGCTTGGGCGTATTGATGACGATAACTTCTTAAATCTCAAGAACGCTGAGCGTTTCCCTGAGCGTAACTCTTACGACCCAGAAAATCCAGGTTGGGCTTGGATGTCTAATAACTCTGTAGAAACCTCTGTGGGTACTGACCTCTCACCTATCGTGGATGGTATTGCTCTCAACGGTGAGCCTGGAGTTATCTGGATGGACGTAACTCGTAAGTATGGACGTTTGGCTGACCAACCTAACAATAAAGACTGGCGTGCTGCGGGATATAACCCTTGTGCTGAACAATCTCTAGAAAGTTTTGAGTGCTGTACTCTTGTAGAAACCTACCTGAACAGACACGATAGCCTAGAGGACTACAAGCGTACTCTTAAGTTTGCTTATCTCTACGCCAAAACCGTTACTCTACTTCCTACTCACTGGGAAGAAACAAATGCCATAATGCAAAGAAACAGACGCATTGGTACTTCTATGTCTGGTGTTGCTAATTTTGCGGATCTAAATGGGCTTCCAGAGCTACGTGAGTGGATGGACAAGGGCTACAACACTATCGTTAATTACGATAAAGCATATTCCGAGTGGCTTGGAATACGAGAAAGTATTAAAACCACTACTGTAAAGCCTTCTGGTACTGTATCTATTCTCTCTGGCGAAAGCCCTGGCGTTCACTGGACACCAGGTGGAGAGTACTTCTTGCGTGCCATCCGCTTTGGTAATGATGACCCTATGCTCTCTCTCTTTAAAATGGCTAATTACCGAGTAGAACCTGCTAGCGAAAACCCTACCAAAACCTCTGTGGTGTTCTTCCCTATCAAATCTCTCGCCAAGCGCTCCGAGAAAGATGTTTCTATCTTTGAGAAAGTATCTCTCGCTGCGACTGCTCAACGCTACTGGTCAGACAACTCTGTATCTGTAACTATCTCTTTTGATGTTGAGAAAGAAATTAAAGATGTAGGTACTGTACTACATATGTACGACGGCCAACTCAAGACAATCTCTTTCTTGCCTATGGGTAACCACGTCTATCCACAAATGCCTTACTCTCAAATCTCTCAAGAAGAATACGAACAGTACGCTATGGAACTCTTCCCTATTGACTTTAAGGGTATCTATGAGGGTCTGGCTATTGACGCTATCGGTGAGGCTTACTGTACTACTGACGCTTGTGAAATCAAACTCATCAAGGACAACCAGTAAATCTCTCTCTCTCTCTCTCTCTAAATAGCATTAAAGCCAATAGTTAAATACGACTATGGGCTTTTTGCTATTTTATCTCTCTCACAATTTATCTCTCCCGCAGCGTACCTGAGCTAAGGTCCAGGGGCTGGGAAATAAAAAAGCCCCTATTGCTAGGGGCTTTAATATTTAAATCGCTGTTTAATAGTGAAACGCTATTGCCAATGCGAAACCGAAGGTTAATAGCGTCAATGGAGAAAGCCTTATCACTGTCGCACGAGAGAACTTTATAGTAAAAATTGCTACAAAGACAGACAGCACTGCCAGAATTGGCAAGAACGATAGGGCTACTCCCCAAGAGAACCAGCCGAGTATCATCATTAAAGTTGATAGCAATTTAATATCGCCCATACCTAATAGGTCATACTTCACATTTAAGAATAAGCCTAATACAGTAACTCCGATAAAGAATAGAACAGAGATACCAAACCTAGCCCACTCACCCTGCCATATGGCTAGGGTCAGCCAACTCAATAAAGTCAGAGCCATTAGGGGCAGAACTATTTTATTAGGAACTCTGCCGTCTTTCACATCTGATAGCAGGATAGGGATTACAGCACCACCTACATACGCTAGTGGTAATAGGGTTATTAGTAATTGTATTTCGTGTATAGTCATTTGATTTCCTTATTTATCATCTGGGGTTTAGTTACCCTCGTAGTAATCTTTGTGTTCATACTTGCTCTGTGGGTCAAAGATACCACCCTCGCCATTACACTCTGGGCAGGATACTTCATCAACAGCACCCTCTCCCTCGCAAGCCTCACACTCGTTCCAGCATACAGGGCAACTCTCATCACAGCCACTCTCACTTGTGTAAGGGCTTTCTAGCCAGCCGTCATAGTCAAACATTAGTTATCTCCTTTATCAAAGTCTAGTAGCACCTCGTAGCACTCTTGGCACTCAACAGCAACATTAGTATCGGCATAGGATACAACTTCTATATCGTGTCCTATGTGTCGGCTTAGGTCTTTGTAATCGGTAGCACTCATTTATTCCTCTCCCTCAATTTCTATAACCTCTGTGTTAGCACTTAGTAAAGTAACTGCGTCTATCTCTACTCCGTCTTGCCACCATCTCTTTTGAGAGAGGTCTAGCAGGTTGCCCCAGTCCTCTCCCTCTTTAGTATCTATCTCCCAGATTTGGCGTACCTCTACTGTGTATTTAGGCATTAGTTACTCTCCTTTAATTTCTTTAGCATAACTTCGTAGGCATTGTAAGCACCTTCGGCATAAGCATAATCATAATCTAGGTTATGTTTATCGGCTACTTTCATATCCTTTTTAAACTCTCGCATAGCCTTTTTAATAAACTTGGTTAGTTCTTTAATTTCCATTAGTTTCGCCAGTCCTCTCCGATAACTCTCATCAAAGCATTAGGGCTAACTTTTAGAACAGAACATAGGGCAGACATAGTTCCACTCGGTATCTCTCGCTGTAAATGAAAGTACCTAGACAGACTAGATTTCTGGAAACCTGTTGCTATTGCGAACTGGTTGAGTGATTTGTAGCCGAGTTTCTTGTATCTGGCTACGAACCATACCCAAGCGATTTCCTTTTGCTTATTAGTTTTTAACATTTGTTTCCTCTACTTCCTGATTTAAATATTCGCTAAACTGTTTAACGAAATCTTCCTGTGTGTAATGCGTATTTTCATATTGTACCTCGCCTGTATCGGCATTAACAACGATAGGTGGGTTGTCCTCTGTGTAATCCACAGAACTAGCAGAGCCAATACCAAAGCCAGTAGAGCCTTTGTAATTACCCTCTACTATTGCGAACTCATAGAACGCCTGTGCCGTTAGGTAGGTGAAATCACCTACTCGTTCTGTCTTGTTTAGCAGGTTGGCTACGGCAACAGCGTTATCTGTGCCTGACCAATGACCATATATCCTAATTATGCTGTCGTCAATTTCGCTAACGAGGTAGATAGAACTCCTATCGCCCATTTGATTTGCCTTTCTTTCCTGATTTATTTGGCTCTGATGTGTAATGTAGCCAGACCATTAGGGCTAGTGTTTCTAGCCCGAATAGTCCAACTGGCAACAGAACTGCGTAGGTAACTAGCATAGTGTCTAGCCCCTAACTTTTCTACTCTTGATTTGATGTTTTACAACATCTCTAGCAACCTTTACCAATTCGTTAGGATTTTGGATAGTTCTAAAATCGCTAGCGTTGTGTGTGTATTGAGCAAGGCTCTTAGGGTTGGATAAGATTTGCTTAGCGTAGTCCTCGTCACCGAGCCAGACCACACTTACATAACAGCCTTGCTGTACTAGGTTAGCGATTTTCTGGTCACACACAGCAGAGTTAGACCACTCGCCGTCTGTAAGAATAAATACTAATTTAGTTTTAGCAGTTGTATTATCCATTATTCGCTTGGTTTCGTTTAGGCTGTCTATCGGGTCAGTACCACCACCAGCCTCAACTACACGAACGACAGAGGCATTAGCAGGGGTATCTCTGTCGTAGATTTCCTTAGCCCCATAACTAAAGGCAGATACAGACACCTTGCCGTTAATGCGTTCTATGCCACGCTTGATAACCCAAGCCGAACGGCAAGCCGAGCCGATAAGTGACCACATAGAGCCAGACTTATCTATCAAGATACTAGCCTCAATGTCGTACTCGTCGTTGCCCTCTGACCACCTATCAAACAGTCTATCTATCTGGTTGATGTCTGCGTTCATAGCCCTACGAACATTTAACTTGCCACTAGGCTTTTCTCTATCCCACGCTGGGTCACTTTCTATGCGTAGCAGTTCTAGTTCCTGTGCGAACAGCCTACTAGCAGTCACTTCCGACATCTCTGGGGTAAAGTTTCTAGCCCTACCTTTCTCTAGGGTAGATTTGCTACTCCTATCCTTTTGGATAGCCTTGAGTGTGTCTATGACCTTACGCTGTAAAGACTTATCTGCCTTAGCACGATTAACAGCCTCGTTTAATTGCTCAACTACCTCTGACTGTTCGTTGATGAAACCAGCAGTATCAGGATTAACCTCGCCTGTTTCCTTTCCAGCCTCGTTGCCAGCAGACAGCCCACCGAATAGGTTGTCTGTCTTATCGCCGTCTAGGTCTAGCAAGCCCTCTTGTTCTTTCTCGCCAACTGGTCTGCCGTTTCGCATAGGGGCTCGGTAGGTACAGCCATTAGGGTTATCAGGTAGGTCTGGCTTGCCGTTCTCGTCTTGAGGCAACAGAGCAATTAGAACTGTGATTAGGTCTTTGGCTCGGTCATACTGGCGAGGGAATACAAGCGTACGATATTCATTTATGATTTCGTAAATAGCCTGTGCCTTATCAAACCCATATTTAGAAATAAACATCTGGGCAGATATCTTGCGTAGTTCCTGTGAGAAATACTTACGCCCAGCCAGCAGGATAAACTGTTCGCCTAATTTCTCGGTCTTGTTCTCTAGCAGGTAATCACCCAGCAGGGCTACCATAAATGGTCTTACGCTTGGATACTTGAGTGTTAAGAAATACTCGGCTCGGCAGTCCTCAAGGATATTAAAGACCGAGTTTCGTCTAGGGTCTGCCAATTCCTCTGTGGTATAGGTGTGGGTTAAATCGTTTCCGTCACTATCCTTACCATACACATAAGACTTGGTTTTAGTAACTTTCTCGCCTACCCACTTACCCAACGCTGTACCAATGCGAGGTGTAAATAGCAGGTGACCGAGTTCGTGATAGTTAAGACCCTGTAAAGATAGGACTGTGTTTTCGTCAAGTTCCTTAATCAACTTGCCAGAGAACACGATATCTTTGCCGTCATTGTAGGCAGGGGCTACCTCTGTTTCGCTAACAGACACTAGAACATTTAGACCAGTTAAAATCCTGTCGGCTCGTTGATAGACAGACACCACGCTATCTAGCGTGTTGTTGCGAGAGGTGATACCACCACTAGCCCTGTCTTTCTCGCCGTCTAGGTAGAGGTCATACTCCTCTTGGATTTCCATAGATAAATGTAAGCGTTCGTTATAGATTTCGTTTTCTGTTCTACCAGTTTCTTTGGCAACTCGCTTAACAGTATCGTCATCTCTAGCCCAGTCTTGGGCTTTGTAGCCGTTTTCATTGAGCCACTCATAGAAACCCTTGCCAACGCTAATGCTTTCTACGGACTGTCTTGTAATCTTTGGCTTAGGCATTAGTTAGCCACCTCGTCTGCCTCAAGTGAAACATCAACAGCGATACCAAAGCCACTAGCAATACCAGCCTTAGCAGTATCAAAGACCAATTTAACAGCCTCTCGTTCATCATCAGAGAACGAGTTTAAATAGGTTTCTGTCGCATACTCAAGGTCTATGTTCTTTACATTTTTAACAAAAGCCTCAAGACCTCTGGTAGAGATAGGGGTATCTATCTCGCCTCGTTCGTGCTGTTCTCGCAACTGATTAGCAACCTCTAGCAAGGTAGCGTTTCCGATAAGTTTTTTCTCAATAGCCTTATCGTAACCAAACTCCCACTTGTGGGCAAACCTATCTTTCCACGCTTGGTTCATTGGGCGAGAGCCACGATAGTTAGGGTTGTGGTCACCGATAACAACTAGGTCTGGGTGAGCCTTGATTACCTCACCACCATTTTCTAGCAGTTGGATTTCTCGTCTATCGTCTAGCAGACCGAACAGAACTGTTGTAACTCGCTCTGGCATAAAATCTATTTCGTTTAATAGCAATACGCCACCATTACGAACTAGGTCTGTAACAGGTCCGTCTTGCCACTTAAACACGCCAGCCTGTTCTGTCGGTATCCACATACCGAATAGGTGGCTCGGCTCTAGTCCAATGTTGCTAGAGATGTTGTAGTAGCGATAGCCCCTAGAACTTGCCCAAGCGATAACACACATAGTCTTACCTGACCCAGCGTGACCTCTGATTAGTAGGTTCTGGTTATTTGCCTTGATGATGTCCAACATCTCAAAGTCCGTTCTGGTCTTGGTAATTTTGCGATTTAGGTAACGCTTAGCCCAAGAAATATCTGGCACGCTTGCCATTTCCATTTGTGCCTGTGGTCTTGCCATAGTTGGTACTGGGGCTGGTGTTGTCGGGGCAGTCATTACAGGAACGAAAGCGACAGCCAACTCCTCGTCTGCCTCAACCTCAACTGGGGTAATCGGGTTAATGGTTACAGGGTTGGTTCTGCGATTATCAGACACATAGTTAGATAGGCTCTGGTCACCAGCGATTAGTCTGTCGGTTAGTTCTGTAATCCAAACCTGATGTGCTTTGGCATTTTTTTCTGGGTTATACACATAGTCACCAGTAAGGTTGGTAAGCCTACTTGATAGGGCTGTTACATTTCCGTATTTGGCATTAAATACATCTGTGCTGTTGATAGCAACTGCGACAGGTAGGTTCTGTGCGACAGTCTGGGGCAAGGTAGTTACATCTGTGACCTTGTGCCAAGCCTGACCTCTGCCACGCTGTCCGTTAGATACTCGGTGAAATACTAAGACCTCACTCTCGGTTGGAACAATTAGGGTCTGTTCCTTTCCGTCTGTTACTGGGGTAGATACCATAAGGGCAATACTCATAAGATTTGATACTTTCTGTTAGTTGTGGGGCAGACCTCTTGCCTGACCTCTCTCTCCGAGTTTATGCGATAGGCACGACATTTCCTAGAGCCATAAACCTAAATAAGCATTTATTAACCTATTGTTCATCTTTGCCTATAAAGTATCGGCAGCCGATAGAAATTACGGGGCTTTGCTTATTTCTTTGTTTCTACCTCATAGAGAGAGAACTAATAGAGAGTAAGGGATAGGTGTAGCCCTAGTGACTAACAGGCTAGTAACTAACCAACAGGCTAGTAACTAACCAAGTTCGCAAGGTAGCCCACATCTGGGCTTACCCCTGCCTCTCTTTCTGTATTGCTAGGCAGTAGCCTAGCCATTACCACAGTTTCGGCTATTTAGCAAGGATTATAACGAAATCGTTATAATCTCTCTATTCGGCTCATAGCATACTCTCTCTCTATAGTCAATAGGGTATCTCTCTCTGTTATGAAATCGTTATAACCAAGATTAACCGGCCGTTCTCTCTCTGTTAACCAGCTGTTTACTTTGGTGTGGTAAGCGTTTTGTTGCG